TGTTACTTACAAATAAACTTCCTGTTATTTGATGTACATCAGTTGTAGTATCACCAAATACAGTAGATCCTGAAGATACATTTAATATACTTTCAGATACTATATAAGATTGTGCTTTAAGTGCTCCAGGAATTATTACATCATTTCCCTCAAAAGATATCGGTAAAAGACTACCTGTTCCATCAGCTAATTTAACACCATCTGTTTGGACTACTTTTTGATAAGTGTCCTGAATATTTTGACCTGTTAAATCGTTTAATGCCATTTATAACCATTTTTATTTTTGTTTTTCAAGATATTTTAACACACCTCCTATTACTTTTTCAGTATTGTTAATGGTGTTTTCTTTTAAATATGTTGCTACTATATTATTTAATTTATTACGTTTATACGAAATATTATTAATATTAATTTCTTCTTTAATTAATATTTTTAATAAATTTATAACATGTTGTTTTTCAGTAATTGTTGGTTTTTCATTTTTAACTTTAACATTCACCTTAGTTTCTACTATAGGTTTTTTAGTTGTTTGTGATTTAACTTCAACAGTTACTTTTTTACTTGCATCTACTTCAAAATCACTTTCCCATGGTGTAAAAAAAGTATCTTCGGCAATCACTTCTAGTCGTATATTTCCTGTGGTATCTTCATCTATAAGACCTTTTAATTTTCTAATTGGGATTTCACATTTACCCCCTTTAGAAATTGTACCATCAAATAATAATGAATAATCTTGGGTTTCTACTACTAATCTTGCTTTTGATTTTTTTAAGCTTGCTCCTTGTAGTGATATACTACATTCAAAAAGTTCTGCTTTGTCTGTAAATAATTTATACATACTTATAAATATTAAATGGATACGTTTTCAGCAATTATTTTTATTCCTAATACTTCTTTTACTGCTATTTTTATATCTTTTGCTTTTATTTTATATTGTTTAATTTCTTTTTGTTTACTTTCTGTTATAGTTTTTCCATAGACCTTTAAAATTAACTTTACTAATTTCTTTTTTTCTTTTTGTTCCCAAGTATTCCAATCTTCCCCTGCTGCTCTTCTTATTAAAGCTACATCATCCCAAGTAAAAGAATTACTATTCCATTTAAAGTTTGCTTTTTCCCATTTTATTGGAGATTTTCTACTTCTCATTTATTAGAATACAATAAAGTTAAAAAGAGCATTACCTCCTCCATAACTAGTTGATGAAGCATTTCCTATTCTTAATTTAAAACTTCCCTCAGCTACTCCATATATCATTGCTAATAAATCAGATGTTGAAGTACCTACTACTAATGATCCTTCTGAAATATTTGAATTATCCACTCTTACTTCTTCAGTTGTATATCTTGCCATACCATCAGTAAATCCATTAATAGCAGGTATATTTTGAAGTGTTACTGAAAAAGATTGACCTGATGTTGAAACTGATGCCCCAAATTCAATTGCTGATAAACTGGTTTTTGATATGTTTATACCTGCAAACGTAACGATATCATTAGATCTGAGATTTTGATTCATTAAATGAACTTCAGTAATTCCTTGACCTGTGTTTAATGATGCACAAGTTATTGTACCACTTGATTTTATATCTCCTGAAGATGTTATGTCTCCTACAAAAGAAGCACTTCCCATCATTTTTAAATTACCACTTGAACTTACTGAAAATTCTCCTACTTGTAATGCAGTTTCTGCTAAGTTTAATGATGAATCTATAAGTTCACCATATTGGTTTGATGTTGGTATATCTCCTGTTTGGTAGTATGTTTTTAATTTTGCTTTATTTTGTTGTGCCATATTTTAAGGTATTTGTGTTGTTCCTACAGGGTCGAAACCTACTCCTCCCCCCATTTGTATTACATTTGGTTTATTTTTAGCTCTTACTTCTTCTCTTGTCATATTATCTGTTAAAGATTCTACTACAGCTTCTGTTTCAAATGTTACCACTGATTTTGAGAAGTATTTTTGATTTCTTTTTGATAACTCTTTATTAATACTATCAGGTATTAAATATCCTTGAAGAGTTAAACCAAAATCTGTTTTTACTATTCTGTTTTCTCCTTGACTTATCTCTGTTGTATTACTATAACTATCTATTCTAGCATTAAAATTAAATCTTTCTGGATCTCCCCAATAAGAATCATTTGCATAATTTATAGCTTCTATTAATTTATTCATTTGAGCTACAAAATCTGTCCATATAGTACAAGTATAAGTTAATTTTACATAATCAGGAACTACAACAGCATGGAATTCTTTTTGAGGTGATCTATTTTGTAGTATTGAAAAATTATCATATCTATTTTTATGAGTAAACTTTTCTTGAAAAGTATAATATAATTGTGGGTTATTCCCATCTTGTTTATTACCTAAATCTCTTCTTTTTTCAACACTATCTCTTTTAAACATAATAAGAGGAACTTGTATTTTTCCTTCTTTATCTCTAAAATATCCATCTTTTTGAACTGATTTCCATCTTTCAGGAGCCCCATATATTATGGGAACATTAACTCTATTTCCATCTACTATTGTTGAAGGTTTAATAACATTATTAAAATAATACATTATTGCTTCATCATGATCTTGTAAACCTACATAAATATCTTTTACACTATCATCTTTTCGTGTAGTTATATTTCCTCTATTTAAATTTGGTCTATTATCAGGACCTGGAAAATCTAACATAGGAAAAGGCATATCTCCTTTTCTAAAATTAGCAGAAAGATTTTTTCTTAGTTTATCATACCCCGTTGCTGGTATAGGTCTTCTTGGGTTTATTTTTTTTCTATCTGCCATTTTATCCTGCTGAACTTATAGTATTGATACGATCTGGATTATTAGAATCAGGATTTACTGTTCCCCCATCTAATTTTGTTGTAGTTGGATATTTTCCACCTCTTAAAGGTATTAAATTTAATTTTTCTACTCTTGATAAATGAGCACTAACTAAAACTGAAAAACTTTCTCCAAAATCTTGAGTTTCTATAGAAATAGCATAATCTTTATCTCTACCCATAAAAAGTTGATTTTCAATTCTACTGTCTATTTCATAAAAATTATTTCTATAAAGTATAATATCTCCTACTTCTACTAGTAAATTTAAATCTATTAATTGTTTTTTATAAAAATTAAAATCAACGGTTTGATTAACATCAGACCCAAAAGCATCGGATGACCATGATTGATCTTGTCTATTTATTAAACACGAAAGTTTCATGGGTTCATAGTAATTTTTACCCATAGATTCACCATAAACATTACTAGTTGTTTGTTCTAAAGCAAATTTATAGTACGCTATTTCTATTTGAATTATATCTTGTATTAATTCATGATTAAAAGTGTGAAATAAATTTATGTCTCTATTTTTTCCAAATAATGCCATTATATTCGTCTTAAACTATCTGTGTTAAATTTTACAGATTTTACACCAGGTATTCTTAAGTCTGTTGCAGACATATCTGATGTTTCTATGTCTTCTTTAAATTTTTCTAAGTCTTGTCTTGCATCTCCTCTTGTTACAAATTTAATTGAAACTTTAGTATATTCTATATTTTCCTTTTGAGGATAATCTTCAGGAGTTATATTTCTTACAATAGTTACTTTTCTTAAAGCTCTAACTTGATTTAAAATATCAGTAATAGGTATTTTTCTGTCTGATAATAATACAGCTTCTACTGTAAAAGTATTTAATATTTCTGCTAATATGTCTGTTAGTTTTATCATTATCCTACGTAAATTTGATAAGGTACTTTTTGTAAATTTGCTTGTGTTGCGTCTAACTCATCATTCTGTCTATTTAATTGTGATAGTCTAGTATTTTGTTCTAAGTCTGTTCTTAACTGTTCTACTAGAAATGCTTTTTCTGCTTCAGCTTCAGATAATAAACGTGTATAATCTAAAGTTGTTTCTGCTCCTGGAATTGGTATTGTTTGATATTTTCCTCTAATACCTCCTAACATTTCTTTAGCTAAAGCTAATGTATATTTTCTAATCCATTGTCTAGCAGGTGCATTTAAAAATTTATATGTTGGATTTTCATAAGGTGCATTAGATAAATCTGTTACATTAGAAGTAGATATAGGTTCTGCTTCATCCCCTCCTGATGATCCTGATGCTGCTGAGTTTGCTAATGGTGATTTTGTATAATCAAACCATAATGTATAATCTCTATTAGGTATAGGGAATAATCTTAGATATCTACCTGCATTTAAATCAAAATGATACCCTGATTTTCTTATTTGATCATTAAATTCAATTGCTTGTAATTTTAAAATATCAAAATAAATGGGCATTAACATAAAATTCACACCTGGTGAATAATTACCAAATCCAAATGCTTGCATTAATGATTGTATACCTGTACCTGTACCAGCATAAGGATCAAAATATCTATTTATTGCTGAAGGTGCATAATGATATATTTTTGTAATCTTAACATTTTCTTCAACAGATCCTGTATATATAGAAGAACCAGTATATGTTCTTAAATCATAATATTGTTGACCTTTTTTTACCTCTAAAGAACCTGAATATATTTTTTGTTCTGATGAAT